CGCACGAACACCGGCACCGTCACCTGCGACTTGGGTGCGGCGGGGCCGGTGGCCAACGGGCGCGACCAGGCCGGCGCCTTCGCGGCCAACAGCTGGATCTACCTGTACCTGATCTGGAACGGTGCCACGCTGGCCACGCTGGCCAGCACCACGGCGCCCGCGGCCTTCACTGGCGCGACCCTGCCGGCCGGCTACACGCACTGGGCGTTCGCCACCACGGTGCGCTGGAACGCCAGCAGCAACATCATTCCGGCGGCCACGCGCGGCTCCTCGGTGATGTACGACATCGACTCCAACACCACGGCGCGCGTGCTCAGTGGTGGTACGGCAACCAGCTGGACGGCGGTGTCCTGCGCCACCCTGGTGCCGCCGATCGCCCTGCGAGCCATCATGGAGTTCATCTTGTCTGCGTCGCTGGCGTCGGCTGGCTCGATCACCGGCAGTGTGCGCCCGACCGGCTCGGCCAAGCTGGGATTTTCTGGTGCCTCCTCGCAGGTTCAGGTCAATGGTCAGACCGCGGTGGACGTGAACCAGTTTCAGATGGCGCTGAACAGCTCCCAGCAGTTCGACTACCAGCTGTCAACCGCCCCCAGCACGGGCGGCTTCTACGCCGACGTGTACGGCTACATCGTTCCCAACGGAGACTCCTGACCCACCATGCAATCCGAGATCCTGTTCTACCGCAACCCCGCCGTGGCCCTGCCGGGCACGCAAAGCGGCGTCGACTGGGCGTTCCCCGGCAACGCGCTGTCGGCCAGCTGCGCGCCGTTTCGCGCCGACACGGTCAGCGGTCAGCTGGACTCGGCGCGCTGGTTCTTGGTGTGGAACCCCCAGGTCTCGGACCCGGCCAGCCCCACCGGCGTGCGGCTGGTGCACTGCGACAGCGGCCCCAGCAACCTGGTGGAGGTGGCCGCGATCCGCCAGCAGGGCGAGGTCTACGCCAAGCCGCGGGTGGGAATGGTCGACATCACGACCGTCCTGAACAGCCTGATCGCGGGCAAGCAGTACAAGCAGCTCGGTCAGCAGACGTTCGGCAACGGCGGCAACGGCTGCCTGATCTATGCGTCGTGGGTCGAGCTGGTGTGGAAACCGGCCGCACCGGCTGTCTGAAAGCCCATGAAGATGAACGACCTGACCCCCGACCCGAGCGGCCCGGTTGCAGCGCTGCTGTACAAGTTCCTGCCCGCCGGTGTGGGGGCGGCGATCATGGTGGCGGTGGACCTGCCGGCGAGCCGGCGCGAGCTGTTCCTGCGCGTGTTCGTGGCCATGGCCGGCTGCTACCTGTGGGGCGGCGTGGTCATGGACTGGCTGACCACCGTAGGCTGGCTCGCGTTCATCGACCCGAGCAAGCGCGAGCACCAGGTGGCCGTCAACGGCGCGCTGGGCGCGGTCGGCTGGTCCGCGGTCGGTGCCGGCAGCATGTGGCTCAAGCGGTTCCGCATGGACCCGGGCGCTGCGGCGCGCGAGGTCAAGTCGTGATCGAGGCCCTGCTCGCCTTCCTCGGCGGGCCACTGCTGCAGTTCCTGGGCGGCGCAGCGTTCCGCATGATCTGGGGCGAGGTCTCGGCCTGGAAGAACAAGAAACTGGAGCACGAGCAGGAGCTCGAGCGGCTGGAGGCGCAGGAGCGTTTCGCCGCCGCGCAGCATGAGCGCAACCTGGCCAACACCCGGCTGACCCACGAGCTCGGGATCCGCGAGATCGAGGTGCGCAGCCAAGCCAACCTGGCCGAGATCGACGCCATGACGTTCCTGGAGGGCGTGCGCGCGACCACGGTGCATACCGGCGTGCGGTTGATCGACGCATGGAACGCGGCGATCCGCCCTGGCGTGGCCACCTGGGCGGTGGTTATGCTCACGGTCGACGCCTGCGTCAAGTCGATCACCCTGCCTGACGCGACGCTGGCCGTGTGCAACGCGGCGCTGGGGCTGTTCCTGGCCGATCGCACGCTGGCCAAGTCGGGCCGCAAGTGAGCCCCGAGCTGCTGGCGCTGCTCGAGGCGGTCAAGCGCTTGGTGCGCCGCTTCGAGGGGCTGCGGCTGCGGCCCTACCTGTGCCCCGCCGGCGTGCCGACGATCGGCTACGGGGCCACCACCTACGAGGACGGCCGGCGCGTCAAGCTCACCGACCCGGCCATCGCGCCGGAGCGCGCCGAGGCGCTGCTCACGCACCAGATCCTGCGCCGGTTCCTGCCGGCCACGCAGCGCCTGTGCCCGGGCGCGGACAGCTCCGACCGGCTGGCGGCGCTGGTGGACTTCGCGTTCAACCTCGGCGAGGGTCAGCTGGCCGCCAGCACGCTGCGCCGCAAGGTGAACGCGCAGGACTGGCCGGCGGCGCGTGAGCAACATCTGCGCTGGAACCGGGCCGCCGGCCGGGTGCTGCCGGGGCTGGTGGCGCGCTGCCAGGCCCGGGCAGCCCTGACCTAGCGCACGACGCCCTGCACCTCGTCGGCGACCAGCTTGGCGTAACCGGCGATGTCCACCCAGCTGTCGGCGTAGGTGGGGTCACCGTTGAGGATGCGCGCGATCTTGTGCACGACCATCTCCAGCGCCTCGCGGCCGCTGGCCCCGAGCCGGTGCCACCCATCGGTGCGGCGCATCTCGTCTTTCATGCGCTGGGCGATCACCGCGTGGTCCTTGAACTTGCCGTATCGCGCGCCCCGCTCGCTCAGCGTGGCGTCGATGTCGGTTTGCTGCGCCTCCAACCCGGCGGCCAACGCGGCGCCCAGCGCCGCGGCGGGCTGCTCTTGCACCACCTCGACCGGGCCGGGCTTGCCGGGCAGGGTGAACGGCACGATCAGGCGCCCCTGCGGGTCGGCCATGACATCCTTGTGCGGGCGCTCGTTGCCGGTCCACGGGTCGAACAGCCACACGGCGCCTGGGTAGCGCCAGCCGTCGGGTGGCGTGTCGCTGGCGGTCAGCGGCGAGCCGGTGGTGGGGGCGAAGCGCACGAACTCGCGCTGCTCGACGATGATTGCAGGCATCAGGTTTCTCCTCTCATGTAAGCCATCAGGGTATCCTGCACGCTGCGCTTGCCGGCGCGTCGCGCCATCACCGCCTCGTCCAGGGTCTTGCGTGCCACGATGTAGTGCAGGAACACCGGCCGGTCCTTGCCGGCCTGGAGCTGGCGCATGGGGCCCACGCGCTCGAGCACCTGGTCATGGTTCTCCAGGTTCCAGTGCTCCTGCAGGCCATCCACGCCGTGGCCGAGGCTGGCCGGGTGGGCCAGCCACAGCTTGCCCTCGCCGCGCTTGGCGCGCTCGAGGTCGCGCTGCTCGGACAGCACCAGCGCCTCGGGGAACTGGCGCCGGATGCGCGCCAGGTCGCTGCGAAACTGGTAGCACACCAGCAGCGGGTCGTCGCCGGTCTCGTCCATCAGCTCGGCCAGCGCGTCCAGCTTCTCGAAATGCACCTCGATCGCCTGTGGCTCACCGTCGACCGGGGCGTAGCGGTTCGGATCCAGGTACACGGCGCCGTTGGCCAGCTGCAGGCACTTGTTGGTCAGTGCTGCGGCGTTGAACACCTCCACCTCGAACTCGCCCAGCTCGGCGAACAGCTCGCGCTCGAGCGCGCGATAGGTCTTGCGCGCGCTGGCCGGCAGTTCCACCTCCACGACGTTGACGATCGGCTCGCGCAGGTCAAACCAGTCCTTGGGATCCAGCGACAGGCAGATGTCGCGCAGCTTCTCGTGGATCTGCTCGTCGGCCCCGGGCATGATGATGGGCACCACGCCGGGTTTCTTGCTGATCGCGTCCTTGATCCGCTTGTAACCGAACCACCGCTCCTCGAAGGCGCTGTACGTGCGCCCCAGGCGCTGGCCGGCGTCCAGAAACCAGGTCTGCCCCCACAGGTCTTTGAGGCCGTTGGGCGCCGGTGTGCCGGTGAGATTGACCCACCGGCGCACCTGCTTGTGCGCCACGCGCCCGAGCACCTGCGTGCGCACCGTGCCCTGCTGGACACGGAAGCCCTTGAGCTTGGTCGCCTCGTCGGCGATCACGGTGCGAAACGGCCAGGCCCGGCCCTTGTGTTCAAGCCACTCGGCCAGCCACACCAGGTTCTCGTAATTGATCGTGTAGACCGGCGCGTCGCGGCGCAGCGCCGCCTCGCGCTCCTCGAACGTGCCCGTGATCGGCACGACGTCCAGCCCTTGCAGGTGGCGCCACTTGCCGGCTTCGATGGCCCAGCCGTCGCGCGCCACGCGCAGCGGCGCCAGCACCAGGGTCGGCGCGTCCTCGCCCGCGACGCGGTGCAGGATGTCCAGATAGGTCAGGCTCAGGACCGTCTTGCCCACGCCGGGCTTGGCCCATAGGGCGCTGCGCGGCTGGCGCGTCAGGTGTTCCATGGCCAGCGGCGCGAACGGGTGGGGGGTGTACTCGCGCACGATCATCGCAGCCAGTTCTCCAGGGTAGGGTTGGGCACCAGCGGCCGGCCGGTGTTGCTCAGGGGTTCAGCGGCCTCGGCTGCCGCACGCTTGCGCGCGACGTAGGCGGCGGTGCGCTGCGAGTCGGTGAGCCGCCGGCGGGGGGCGTCCAGGCCCGGCCCGAGCTGCAGGACTGCGGTGCGGTCCATGCCGCGGCTGTCCTTGCGCCAGCCAGCGACGTGGGCCACGCCGGCCTTGCGCATCGCGGCGGTGAACTCGATGACGGTGTGGTAGTGCATGCCGGTGTAGTCGGCCAGTTCGGCGTTGGTGCGCGTGCCGGTGAGCATGCCCTCGAGCAGGCGCACCAAGTTGCGCTTGTTGTTCACGCGCTGCTTGGTCGTGGACGTCGGGGTCATGCCAGCAGCGCCTCCA